CTTGAACACGTTGAGCAGCCTCAATACATTCAGGAGTCTCTTTGCCAATAATAGAAGTCTTCACTGGGCCTGCAGCAGGGAAAGTTTCCATCATTGTTTCAGCTTGGAATTTAACAAGTGCTTCGGAGAGTAGTGGGTGATAAACAGCGCATGCGCCTTCCCACGGTTCGGACCTTTCTTCTATCTTAAGTCCTAATAATTCTAAACCATCAACATAAGTTTCTAACCAGTCTTTTCTTGAGTTAACATCATTACCAAAATCTTCAAGTAAATCACTTGAGAGTTCAGTCATGTATTTATCAGAAAGTTCTTCAGCTAAATTAGCATTAAACTCTTCATCAGGCATAGCATCAGGGTCAATAATTATTTCAGTATCGCCAATACCTATAGTTACACTTTCAGGGTCTTCTATCTCAATTTCAATAGCCTGTTCTTCCATCGCCGCTTCATCTATTCCAACCGGGGCTTCATATAAACCTTTATCTACATCTGCCATAATTTTATCCTTTAGCTCTTTTTTGTGCTGCTTGTGATAATTCTTTAAAATGTACTAATTTCTTTGATGTTTTAGTGTGTGCTTTATTTGTGTGTAATGTACCATCTTTCATCTTATGAGATGAGCCCTTATGTTCTTTTCCGTCTTTAGTATAGTGTTTAACGCCTTTCATAATCTATCCTTTTAATTTAGCCATATTAGTTTTAGGGTTATACTTAAACGCAGTCTTAGGTTTACCTGTTTTTTTAGATGCCCTATCTTTTGCTCTTTCTTCAGCAGTCATCATATTTCTTTTCATGCCTTCTGCAGTGTATTTTCCATCTTTAGTAAGATGTCCTCGGTTTTTTAATAGTTCTATAGCTGTCTCTTTATTTCCAACCTGAGCAGTAAGTCTTTCAATTAATTTATTTCTTCCCATGTGTTTTTGAGTAGCCATTATAATGCATATAACCTTTTATTTTTACGACTCTTAAACATCTGTATATCATCTTCTTCATCACTTGGCAAGCGAATAAATCCACCTTGCCTAAACCGTGCTAAAGCCAACGTTGTAGCATCCACCAAGTCATCATTTGCCCCTGACGGAAAATCATTACATTCTTCTATTACTTCATGTGCCCATCGTCTATCGGGAGCCCATACTACACCCCCGCTAAACAAATCAGATACAGCATTTACCCGACTTATTTTGTCTTGGCCTTTCCCTGGAGTAAATTCACCCACCGGAATACCCATTCTTCTAAATTCTTGGTAAATTGCAGCACCATTTGACTTTTTCTCTACAATAAATGCATCAGGTTCCCAATCTTGGTACTCTTCAATACACAATTGCTTTAATTCTGGAAATTCTAGTCGTCTTTTAATTGCATTAAGTAATATTATAGCGTAGTTATTTGTTTCTTCGTTAAAAAATACGCCCCAGGTAGTTAATGCATTATAATCGGCTCTATTATTAGCTTCTTGAGCTGCATCTAGTGTCATTATAGTAAATTCACACTTAGGTGGGTCTTCTTCCTCCCATATATTCCACCATTCTCGTTTTATTAGTGCCCCTTCTTCTGAAGTTGGGTTCTGGAGGTACTGTGCGTTCCAATATCTTACATCAATAGCGGCTCGTCTAGCTTGTAATTCTTCTATAGGCCAAAACTCAGGCCATAAAGCCACTTCTTCTCCTTTTTTATCTTCTAAAATTGCTGGAAATTCAACAACTTCCCAATCATCTACTGCATCATTCTTTACCATCTGGTTAACTATCTGTCCTGTAAGGTCTAATTTAGACCATCGGGTCATTACAACAACAATAGCACCACCAGGCATAAGACGCTGAAGCGGACCGGACTGAAACCATTCCCAAGCTGGTAAGAAAACATCCGATTTGCCCAGTTTTGCATCTTGCTCTGAATGTGGGTCATCAATAATGAATAAGTCGGCACCCCTACCAGCCAAAGCACCGCCAACACCGATTGCGAAATATTCACCATTGTAGTTCGTACCCCATCGAGAAGCTGATTTACTATCCGCTTGCAAGCTGATATCGGGGAATACATCTTTATAAAGTTCTGAACCCACAAGATTCCGGACCCTACGCCCGAAGTTAACTGCAAGGTCAGCTGTATGAGATGCCATAATAACTTTTTTTGTTGGATGTTTACCCAGAAACCAAGCCGGTGCCAGATATGATATGAGCTCTGATTTTCCGTGACGAGGCGCGATATTGACGATAACTCGTTTTCTTTTTCCGTCTGCAATTTCTTCAAACAATTTAGCAAGTCTTGCATGATGTGCTCCTACTTTATAATCGGGGTATACATGTCTAATAAAGTCTAAGAAGTTTGCCTTCCCCTGTGTTTTAATTAAATTCTTTTTGTATTCTTTTAATAACGAAAGACTCTTACGTCTTTCATTTTCTGACATATTAGGTAAAGACTTTTGTAATAAGTTTAAATCCGCTTCACTTATCATCTTCGTCTATTACCTCACCTTCTACTATTTTACCCTTAAGTTGTTCTATAGTCTCTCTTAATTCTTTTTCTAGTTCATCACCAGATTTACTAATATGTGTAATCTCTGTTTTTCTTTTAAATGCATCAACCCCATCAATCTCTCCTATAGCTTTTAATGCGGCTATTCTTTCTCGTGATGACTTTGCCATCTCAGCTTCTTTAACTAAGTTATTAACAACGTGTAGTTTTAAGTCAGCTAAATCTTGAACTATCATATGATTACTTTGTGCTACTAACCCAGCTAGAAAAGCTATAGTCTCATTTGGATAGTTAGCAAACTCAGGTCTAAGCTTAGGATTGGTTATCATTTCTTTAGCAATCTCTTTTGCTTTCTCTTGATTCTCTTTAGTAGGCTCTATGTTTTCCCCTGCAATATCAGATACTAACTTTATAGTATTAGAGCGTACTTCAATTTCTTCTTCTACGGTAAGATTTGGGAATGCTTCTACAGCATTTTTAGGTAGAGGGATGTCTTCTTCTATATTAGGGACTACTACAATATGATTATTGTCTGACATGTGTCGCTGTACACCTTGTGAATTATTTGCAGCTAAGACCAGAGTATAACTAAGAAACTAGAGAAAGGCAATAACCAAGTAAGAGAAGGAAAAACATTGTGTATATAGATATATTTTGCATGTTTGTATTATATAGAGTTTTTACAGATGATGAGGTAGTGAGAATCATTCGTAAGTGAAGCCTACTCAAGAGAGGGAAGAGTAGGCCTCGTGTAAATAACTAAAAGGAAATACATATTTACGCATTTAGTTTAGCACAGGGTTTTCAAAAAATCTACTAAAAATTTTTTCACTTAGCCTTTTGTAAAGTAAGGGGGGCGGTGTTTCATTTTGGGGTGATTATTTGTGTATTGTTATATGTATGTATGTATATAGGAGTCTCAGCCTGCAAAGTGGTGTATAGGGGGAGGGTACGGTTAGGTGTGATGTCTGTATAGGGGTATAAAGTAGTTAAGGCGGAACACTGCTGAGTATATTTTAAACTAAAAGGAGTTATGATTATGCAGAACTTAATAGATACATATGACATGCAACAAACAAAAGATAGATTAGGTTATTTGCTACGACAAGTAGGTTATAAAGATAACGAAGAAGAGAGGGCACTCCTCATCAAACAAATAAAAGATGTGGTGGCTATGTGCCGACTAGTCGGTGTTCTAACTATTGATACAACGAAAGCTTAATTAACTGAGAGGATTCGGGGAGGTTAACTCCCCGTCTTTATATTATGAAAGCACAACAACTTAAGACAGCACTAACATACTACTGGATGGACTCACCTATATGGTTTGGTGAATACGAGATGGATGTATTAGCTAGACGCATAGACGCTCATACAATTAAAGATGGAACTGTTACAAACTTTTGGTTTCCTATTTATGGTGCAATTGAAATATCAGACCACATTAAATATATATGTAGTCGTATGATAGGTATTACATTAGACCCTGAATCTCTTGCAGTAATATGCGAGTTAGCTACATCAGTCAAAGGATTAAGAACACATGCTAATCCTGCTGAAGTAAGAGCAAGACAATAAATCTGCGGGGGGCTTCGGCTCCCCCTTTTTTTATGCTTACAAAAAGATACCAGTTAGCACCCCCGCGATACCTCGCTAGTTCTTAGTTTATTTAAGATTTGTATGATTATACTTAGGTTATATTAGGCGTGGTAGCTATATAGCTGTATAAATAACTTAAGGCAAAGCTATTCTGCATTGCCTTTAATACTAAAAGGAAATATATTATGGAAGATAAAACTTCTACAGTAACACCTTTTGAGATAGTTACATGGTCTGAAAAGTTTGCAACATCTTCGGATGATATAGGGGGGCTTGCTAATGAATTAAAAATAGCAATGCCTAATTTTAAAACTGATAGGGTTAGTGATGAATATGTTAAAGATAGTTTTAACATTATGAAATTCACTTTTTCTAATGTAGCACTTACTAAAAACCCTAAGGGTTTAAAAACTAATACTGGCAAGATTGGCTATTGGTTATTTAATGGTGGTAAATGGTCTAAGGTTACTGAGGATGAGTTTTATAAAGTAGCTACAGATGATACTAGATTAAAAGGTACATCACTCAATC